TTAGGATTTTGGCGGGGCGCTGCCCCGTACCCCGGTCAAGAACCTTTTTGAAAAAAGGTTCTTGACGATCTCCCAAAACCTTTGACGGCCCAAAACGTTGTTTTGGGCAGAAAAAAGGGAACGATCTACCCAAGCTATGGGGGGGAGCGGGAAGGGGTAAAAACAAAAGAACGCCCGACAATGCGAGCGCTGCGGTTTGAACGGAAAGGAGGCGGGCGCATAAAAGTCCCGCATGTTTCGGTTGGCAAACATATAACGCTCCGCCGTTTCCGGCGACAGTTCAGCAAATCTTATTTGAAGAACCAAGACAGAGACGCGTCGCTCCTCTTTCGGCATCCGACCCTTTTCCCGTCCCGCTCGTCCTTCCGCGTACAAGGAGTCAACACCGGGAGGGGTACTCTTATCAAGATGCGCCTTTATCATGTTTATCCCATTCTACCATGAGTGGGACGACTTGTCAAGGGGGTATCCTGAGTTTTTTGCGATTTTTGATGATTTCTGTCGCGGGGGCGCCTACGGGGCGCTTTTTTCTTTTGGGGAAAAACAGGGGAAAAAGACGGGGCGACGGGAGGGGGGCTTCTGTGGTATGCTATGGATGCCGGGTGAGAAAGACGACGGAAAGGAGACGGACCATATGTTCAGCGAAAAGCAGCTCGCCTATTTCAGAGAGGCCGATCATCGGTGGAACATCAAGGCGGGGGCCACCCGATCGGGCAAGACCTTCTGCGACTACTACATGATTCCCAAGCGGATTCGCGCCTGCCCCTCGGATGGGCTGATCGTTTTGCTGGGCAACACGGTGGCCACTCTGTGTCGGAACATTTTAGATCCTATGCGTCAGATCTGGGGCTCCTACTTTGTGGGGCGGCCCACCGCCTCCGACACGGTGATGCTCTTCGGTCGGAAGTGCTGGCTGATCGGGGCGGGGCGAGCCGATCAGGCCGCCAAGCTGCAGGGCAGCGGCATCGCTTACGCCTACGGTGACGAGATCACCACCTGGAGCGAAGCGGTCTTTGCCATGCTGAAAAGCCGTCTTGACCGTCCCGACTCCCGCTTTGACGGCACCTGCAATCCCGACGGCCCCGAGCATTGGTTCAAGGCCTTTCTCGACAGCGGCGCCGACATCTATCTCCAGACCTACGAGATCGACGACAATCCCTTTTTGGCACCCTCCTTTGTTGCATCCTTAAAAAAGGAATACGCGGGCACTGTGTATTACGACCGCTACATTTTGGGGAAATGGTGTGCCGCCGAGGGCATCGTCTACCGACGGTTTGCCGATGCGCCCGAGGACTTTACCGTCACCTCCGACGATCCGCGGCTTTCCCGTCTCACCAAGATCGAGGTGGGGGTGGATTTCGGTGGGAATCGGAGCGCTACCGCCTTTGTGGCCTGCGGGACGGTGGGGAACTACGAGGCGGTGGGGGCCTTAATGGCCGAGCGGCATGCCGAGCTTCTTGACTCCGATCGCTTGGGCGATTGCTTTTGCGATTTTCTGGAGGCGGTGGCGGCGCGGTACGGCATGGTGCATACCGTGCGGTGCGACAATGCCGAGCCTGTTCTGATTCGCACCCTGAAAAAGGCGGCACGGATGCGGGGGCTGACCGCCTCTATCCGTCCCGCCCGCAAATCGCCTGTCAATGACCGCATTCGGCTGGTCTCCCGCCTGATGGCGCAGGAGCGCTTCTTTCTCACCCGCGATTGCATCCCTCTCCGCGAGGCTCTGCGCACCGCCCTCTGGCGCTCTGACGGTATCGTGGACGAGCGTCTTGACAACGGTACCACCGACATCGACTCCCTCGACGCCATGGAGTATGCTGTGGAGGGGGATGCGACGAGGCTGTTGTAGAGAGGGGACGGTTACCAAGGGGCGTTGCCCCTTGGAACCCCACTAAAAAACTTCTTGAAAGAAGTTTTTTAGAATTTCAAGAACTTTTGACAGCCGAAAACTTCGTTTTCGGCAACGGCGGGAAACTCATGCCTCCCTCCGAGAGGGAGGTGGATTTGCCGCAGGCAAAGACGGAGGGAGCCTGCGTAACGGTAAACCGTCTGCGGCCAAAAAGCCGTAGGGTCACCGACTATCAAGGTCTCAACGATCCCGCACCGGAATTGAGGGAACCCATCATACACAACCGGTCATTTCGGACTCTGCCCTCGCCTGCCGAGGCGTAAAAGGGCGTAAAACGCGGCGGAGGACGTGTGATACATTTTTTTAAACAAAAAAGGAGAAACAACATGAACGAACTGAATTACGCAAAGGTCTATTCCGACGCACTGGCACAGGCTTTCCCTTACGAGCTGTGCTTCGGCGCTCTCTACGCCACCGAGAACAACGGCCGCTACCGCTTCCGCGGCGGCAAAACGATTGAGATCCCCGTCATCACCACCGGCGGCCGTGTGGACGCCTCCCGTGACACGTTGGAGGAGCCTGCCCGCAACTACGAAAACGCTTGGGAGACCAAGGAGCTGACCCGTCAGCGCAAGTGGAGCACCCTCATCCATCCCCAGGACATCGATCAGACCGACTATGCGGCTACCATTGCCAACATCACCTCGGTCTTCAATCAGGAGCACAAGTTCCCCGAGATGGATGCCTACACCGTCTCCAAGCTCTACGCCGACTGGACGGCTCAGAACAAGACGGCGCTCCGCGTAAAGCTGACGGTCGACAACGTACTGGAGACCTTTGACACCCTGATGGCCGACATGACCGAGGCCCGCGTGCCGGTGAACGGCCGTATTCTCTACGTCACCCCCTCGGTGATGAAGCTGCTCAAGTCCTCCTCGGCCATGAACCGCTGCTTTGACGTGAAGGCCTCCGGTGGGGAGATCAACCGTACCGTGACGGTACTGGACGGCGTTTCGGTGGTGGAGGTTCCCTCCTCGCTGATGATGACGGCCTTCGATTTCACCAACGGCTGGAAGGCCCAGGCCTCGGCCGACATGATCGAGATGCTTCTCGTCCATCCCCAGTCGGTCATCACTCCCGTATCCTACGAATTTGCCTGTCTCGATGAGCCCTCGGCGGCCACCGGCGGCAAGTACGTCTACTACGAGGAGAGCTTTGAGGACGTGTTCCTTCTCGACCGCCGTGCCGATGGCGTTGCCTTCGTGCTGACCACCGAGGCGGTAGGCTAATCGACACAGGGGGAGAACCCTACGGGGTTCTCTCCCGCCCCCGTACCCGCAGGGCGTTCCGCTCTGCGGGTATGACGACACAACCAATGGAGGTAGCAATGAAATTGACCGACAATCTGTCCCATCTCTTACAGCGGGGTGGGAAACGTCCCGCGGGGGAGGATATTCTTCCCTGCGAGATCATCACGGCGGAGGAACGCGCCGCCGTCAAACGAAGCTTTGACCTCTATCGCGGGCAGGCTCCTTGGCTGACCGCCTCCGAAAAGGGACTGGCCTTGGCCTCCGGCATTGCCGCCGAGATCGCCAGACTGACGGTGGTGGAGTTCTCGGCCTCCTTCGGCGAGGATGCGGCGGGGCGTGGCTTACGGGATGCCTTTGACAGCCTTCTGACCCGCTTACGCACCCACGTGGAGTATGCCTGTGCCACCGGCGGTATCATGTTGAAGCCCTATTACGACGGCAAGCAGCTTGGCGCTGAGGCGGTGCTTCCCTTTGATTTTCTGCCCTTGGAAACCGATGGGGCGGGGCAGATCGTATCCTGTGCTTTCCTGTCGCGGATCAAGCGGGAGGGGCGCTATTACACCCGCGTGGAGGAGCATCGCCGCACCGAGGAGGGCTATGCCATCACCAACCGCGCTTTCGTATCCGATCAGGGCTTTGACCGCGGACGCGCCTGCCCTCTCGGATGCGTCAAGGAATGGGCGGGCTTATCGCCCGTTACCGAAATTGCGGGACTGAAAAGGCCCTTGTTCTCCTATTTCGGAATGCCGCAGGGAAACCTGTCGTCGCCCGCCTCGCCGCTGGGGGTTCCTGTCTTCCGCCGTGCCGAGGAGCTGATCCGACAGGCCGATCTGCAGTTCGGGCGGCTTTTGTGGGAGTTTGAGGGAGGCGAGCTGGCCATCGATGCCAGCGAGGATGCCTTCCGTCTCGACAAGCAGGGCAAGCCCTGTCTCCCCGTGGGCAAGGAGCGTCTCTATCGCACCAACGTGCTGGATGCCTGCAGCTCCGACGAGGAGCTGATGAAGACCTTTTCCCCTGCCCTGCGTGATAAATCGCTGATCAACGGGCTGAACCGCATCATCATGTTCGTGGAGGACGCCTGCGGTATTGCCCGCGGCACCTTCTCGGATCCCGCCGAGATCGCCCGCACCGCCACCGAGGTGCGCGCCATGCGGCAGAGAACCTATTCCACCGTCTGCTCGATTCAGGCGGCCTTGGAGGAGGCTTTGCGGGGACTGGCCGAGGCCACCGATCAGCTGGCGCGGCTCTACGGACTTTGGGAGCGCCCTGCTCTACTGTCCCTGCACTTTGGTGACGGGGTACTGACCGATCCCGAGGCGGATCGGGCGGCGGAACGGGAGGACGTATCCTGCGGGATCCTGTCTGCCGAGGAATTCAAGAGCCGCTGGTACGGCTCTTCCATGAAAGGAGAACGCCATGAAGCGTGAATTTTTAGAAAAATTAGGGCTTGGCAAGGCCGCCATCGATGCCGTTATGACCGAGCACGGTAAAAGCACCGAGGAGGCCCGCCGCCGCTATATCGAAGCCGAGGAGGCCCTATGCTCCCTCCGTGAGACGGCAGCTGCCGTCACCGCCGAGCGGGATGCCTTACAGCAGTCGCTGACCGAGGCGACGGCGGAAGCAGAAGCCTTCCGCAACCGCGTTATTCTGTCGATGGTGGCAGAGGCCTGTCCTTCCTCGGGCATGGCGAAGCGGGAGCTTTTCCGCCGTTTGACCGAGGAGGCCTTGCAGGGAGCCGATCTGCGAGAGGCGCTGATGCGCTTGAAGGAATCCGATCCCGATGCCTTTCGGAAGGAGGGAGCCTCGCTTCCCTGCTTTTCGGTCATGAGCCATCCGGTGACGGAGGAGTTTCCCTCTCTTTCCACCTGTTTGAAACGGAGGTAAGCCATGGCATATCTATCCTACGAGGAATACGTGGCGGGTTTTCACGGCAGTGCGGTGCCGGAGGAGGAGTTTGAGTATTTGGCAAACGCCGCCTCGGCCATCATCGATTTGCTGGTGACTCGCCCCGTTCCCGAGGCGAGCTGTGCTATTCAGCTGGCGGCCGCCTATCAGGTGGAGCTTCTCTTTGCCCAAGGGGGCATGGATGCTTTAGCGGGCTTGGCCACCGTGACCTCGGGCATTGACGAAAAGCTGGGGGATTACAGCATCGGTACTCCCTACGTGGCCAACGAAAAGCGATGCTATTCCATCGGCGGTATCCCCGTATCGGGACTGACCATTGCCATTCTGCGGCGCGAGGGGCTGATGTCCCGCTGTGTTTACGGGGAGGATGGCCTATGAGTCAGGCGTTATTTCACGATACGGTGACGCTGTATCTGCCTGTCGGGGACGGGATGCCGGAGGAGCGGCGTATCATCCGCAACGTCAAGACCATCCTCACCGACATGCAGGACAAGCGGGAGGCGGTGGTGTATCTGCCCTTATGGGGGAGACGCGCCCTTCGTTATTTGCCCGATGCGTGGGACGGGCGAAAGGATCGCTTTACGGTGCGGGCGGGCGACCGCTTGGTCTGCGGGATCGAGACGGCCTCCCTTCCGCCCGACGGGGCCTTGACGATAAGAACCGTCATTCGACGCGAAAGCGGCAGCCGACGGCTTTGGCATCTTGAGATCCACGCCGACGACCGTGAGAACCGCGCCGACAATCAAACGAATGAGGAGGAAACGGAAAATGAAGGAACTGAAGCTTGATTCCGGCATGCTGGAAATTGCCATTGAGGGGCGAACCTATCCCTTCCGTGCCGATGCGGCCTTTGCCGAGCGTGTGGCAGAGCTGGCGGAGGAAGCAGAGCGGCGTTCCGCCATGGCATCGGCCGAGGAGCGGAACGATCCTGTGGAAACAGCGGCCTTTTTAAGCTATGCCGTGGATTCCCTGCTGGGGGACGGCACGGTGGAGGCGGTCTTCGGCGAGGATATGCCCGAGATCCTGCCGCTGCTCGATATTCTTGACGGCATCATGACGGTCTTTTGCCACTACCGCGCCGCGCGGATCGCCAAGCTGAAGGAGGGGATGGCATGAGACGGGGCACCACACCCACCTTTGTGTTTGTATTGCCGGCGGATACCGCTTGCTTTTCGGACATTGAGATCGTCTTCGTTCAGAATGGAAAGATGATTCTGACGGTGGATCAAAACGATCTCATCCTTGACGGAAACGAGGTCTCTTTTGTCATGAGTGAGGAGCAGTCTATGGCCTTTTCCCCTTCTGTCAACGGGGAAATTCAAATACGCCTTGTGGCGCAGGACGGAACGGTATTGATCTCGGAGATCCGCACCTTTCCGGTACGAAAAAAATATCCCGAGGATATCCTATAACCTTAGGAAAAGGAGGACAGTATGGAATTTAACAAGCCTTTTCGCTTTGCCTTTGCCGATGCGGTCATTCTGAAGGAAAAGCTACACACCATCGGCGTCGGTAACGTGACCACAGGTGAACCGGGAAGCGACGTGAAGGTCACCCTGCGCCGTAGCGGCGATACCTTTGTTTTTGATTTCGTGATCCCCAGAGGACAGGACGGCATCATCACAATTCCCGATGGTGCCATCAGCGATACCAGCCAAAATACGGTGGAAAACCGTGTGATCAAGGCCTATGTGGACGAGGCCGTGTCACAGCTGCGGGACGGTCTGCAGGAGGAGATGGCCTTCCTCTCCGCCGATGTGGAGGAGCTGGCCGATTATACCCAGACCCTTGGGATTATCGAACGGGTCGAGATGACGGCCTTGCACGTGGCCGAAACCCTGTTACCCGACAGGCTCTACGTTTTCCCCGAAATGGCAAGCCTTGACATTACTCTCGGTGGTGATCCGGATCCTACGGTGGTACAGGAGTATCGCTTCCGCTTTACCTCGGGGGCAACAGCCACAACGCTGACGCTACCTTCGAATGTTGTAGGAGAGATATCGGTTGATGCTAACAAGGTATACGAGGTCTCCATCCTTGACGGCTATCTTGTGAGTCAATCGTGGGAGGTGTCCTGATGCTTCGGAGGCGAGATTTGATGGCTTCGGGCTTTCCCTTTGTGTTTCCTAATGTTGATGAGCGTTGGGTTGAAGAATGGGTATTCCGTACCCAAGGCGGTTTGGTATCTGCCCGAAACAACGGAAGCGATGCCTATCAGGTCGTAGCGTACTTGAATTTGTCGAATCCAAAGCAAAATACAAAGGACGCCCACACCACCGACAACGTATGCAACAAGCCTGCCATTTTCACCATACCAGCAGGTGCCGAGTGCGAATTGACTATGACGGGCTTTTTTTCGACTACGGCGGGTTATAGTTACATCAGGGCGGCGCTCTACGAGGCATTATCAACAAATGTGATTGCCAATACGCCGTGGACACCACAGAATAACAAGGGCGATTACACCGTTTCCAAGACATGGACACAAGCAAATGAAGTGTCTGTTGGAAGCGTGGCGTTGGTTGCGAGCCATGTGCTTTTCTGTGCAGATTACTCGAATTGTAACAACACGGACATCACATTAACCGTAAACGGAGAGAGGTGGATATAATGTACGGAAAACTGGAAAACGGAAACCTGACCTTTGCGCCGAGGAGCGTGGTGGTCGGGGACAAGCGCATCATCAATCCCGATGAGAAAACGCTTTTTTCGCTCGGTTGGCTTCCTGTGGTTATGACGGAGGCGCCCGAAACCGAGGAGGGCTTCTATCCGGTATCACACTATGAGGAGCGTGACGGCAGGATCGTCCGTGTATGGACGGTGGAAGCTGAGCCTGTTCAAGAGCCGACCACCGAGGAACGGCTTGAAGCTCTTGAATCGGCTATGCTGGAAATGATTTTAGGAGGTAACCAAGATGATTGATTTTTTGGTCATTCAGGTGCGTCTCGGCAAGATCACGGTCGAACAGGTGCCCTCTCGCTATCGGGACGCGGTTCTTGCCGCGCTGACCCCGGCGTAACGGGAGGATGACATGACCTGGGAGATCGTTTTGGGGATCATTGCCCTTGCGGGATTTGTGGGAAGCATTGCGGCCTGGGTCAGTAAGCTCTCCAAGACCTTGGGGATTTTGGAAAGCACCATCAAGACCCTGACCAAGGTGTTAGATGACATGAAAACGAGCAGTCATGACACGCACAAAGAATTGTTTCGGAAATATACTGATCATGAGCTGATTCTCATAGAGCATGAAGGGAGGCTCAAGCATTTAGAAAAACAAAACACAGGAGGTTAAGATGAAATACCGTATAAAGGAATGGCTCCGAGCGGCGGGGATCCGCGCCCTCAAGACGGTGGCACAGACGGCGGTGGCGTTGATTCCCGCGGGGGTCACACTTTCGCAGGTGGGCTGGCTTGAGGTCGCCGGCACGGCGGCTTTGGCGGGGATCTGCTCGCTTCTGACCTCGGTGGCCGGTATTCCCGAGGTTAAGGCGGTGAACGCCGACGGCGAAGAGATCAGCGGCGCATACGACGAGGAGGACGGTGTATGAGGATTATCGAATGTCTACACACCGAGAGCCGCTGCTACAAGGCGGCAGAGCCCTCGTCCCCCATTGGGATCGTGGTTCACTCCACGGGTGTCAATAACCCCTCTTTGAAGCGCTACGTTCAGCCGTCGAAGGACGATCCCGCCTATGATGAGCTGATTGCCCTGATCGGCAAGAACGCAAACGGCAATTCGTGGAATCGCAACATCAAGAAATCGGCTCACTATATGATCGGCAAGCTGGCCGACGGTACGGTGGCGATCGCTCACATTCTCCCCGAGGGATTCTGCGCGTGGGGCGTAGGATCGGGCAAGAAGGGGTCGTACAACTACAACCCCACCTCGCACATTCAGTTTGAGATCTGCGAGGATGATCTGAAGAATGCGGCCTATTTCAAGGACTGCTACAATGCCGCCGTGTCGCTCTGCGCCGATATCTGCCGCCGATGGGGCTGGGAGGCTGACGTAATCGTCTCCCACAAGGAGGCCTACAAGAAGGGGTATGCGTCGAATCACGCCGATATTGACCATTGGCTGAAGAAGCACAGCCTCACCATGAAGGATTTCCGAAAGGACGTGGATCTGCTTCTCCATCCCGCCAAGGTGATCACGGTGGGCGATACGGTGCAGTTTGTCGGCAGTAAGCAATACACCAACGCGAACAAGATCCTCGGCAAGGCGGCCAAGCCCTGCGTGGCGGTGGTCAAGGAGATCTACAAGCCGGGCACTGCCCGTCACCCCTATCTTGTGAAGGGGAACGGGGTGTACGGATGGGTAAATGCGAGTGATGTAAAGGGATGA